AGGACAGGCTTCTTCAAAATTAGTTGATAAATTAAAAAAAGAAGGCAAAGAACTCAATTTGCTTTCTTCTAGTCTTACACAGACTAAGAAAAATTTTGATACTTTTAGAGATATTGTTGGCATTAAAGGTAAAACAGGAACAGTTATTGCTGGAATGGAATATCTTGATTTACTTTTGAGCAGTTCAAGTCAAACAATTAAAGTGTTTGGATTTGAAGCCGCTACTGCTAGAAAAATAATGTATGGGTTTTTACCGCCTGGAATGTTTAGAGCAGTAAATAAAATATCAACCAGCCTAAGAGCCACTTCAGCAGCATTAAGACAAGTAGCAGGAGAAGGAGAAGATGCAAATAATATTTTCACTACAATTGGTAAAGCAGGTAGAAAAATAAATATTAGTGGTGCTTTTAAAGATATTGGTAAAGGAAGAGGCGCAAAAGTAAGAAAAAGTAGAAAGAGGGTCGCTTCTCTTGAAAATGAATTATTTTTATCTCCAGCCCAAAAGAAAGAATTAGAAGGTAGAAAAGAATTTATCAGACAAAATGAAACAATGGGCAGAAAAACGGCAAGAGCGATAGGGGGCGGTGCTTCAAGAGCATTAGCAGGAGCAGGGCAATTAGCGGGTTCAGCAGCAAAAGCAACTTTTAGTAAATCAATAGCCTTTAAAAATGCAATTATTAATGCTGGCGTAACCGCAAAAACATTATTCAAAAATAGAAACTGGAGACAATTTGCATTTATGACAAAAAATTTCTTTAGAAAGATGAATCCTTTCACCTTATTTATTAAACTAATTAAAACACCAATTATGCAATTCTTAATTACTGGTATGATGTATTTAACTGGTATTGCTCTTGTTGTGGTTCTTTTAAGAAAAACAATTTGGCCAGCATTAAAAGACGCATTTAAGGTATTTAAAAATAATTTAGGTCTGCTCCTTGCAGGATTAGCGAATGTTTGGGCAGGGGTTAAAGATGTATTTATGGGTCTTATTAATGGAGATTTAATGCAAATGCTTGATGGTATTTTTACTATTGCATGGGGCTTAGTTCAAGTCGCTTTGGGAATATTATGGGCAACTGCAAGTGGTTTATTTACTTTAGCATGGAAAACAATAGCAAATTTATTTAATGGCGCAATACAATTTATATCAGATACCTTTACAACAGTAAAAGGATTTAAAGAAAACTTTGGTAAATTAGCACTAATTATTGTTGCGGCTGTTGCTTTCTTCTTTGGCCTTCCTGCTGCTTTATCAGTTTTAGGTGTTGTTGTCATAATGGCTGGTATTAAGTGGATTTGGAAAAAGATTAAAGGAATAGGACTATTTGCTTCAGGTGGTATGGCTAATAACGGTATGGCTATTGTTGGAGAAAAAGGCCCAGAATTAGTTTCATTACCAAGAGGTTCAAGAGTTCATTCAAATAGCAATTCAAAAAGAATGGGTGGTGGCGGAGTAGTCAATAACATCAACATTACTGTTAATGCTAAAGATACTTCAAAGGCAGAAATGAAGAGAATTGCAGATGAATTAGGTAAAACAATAACTAAACAAATTACAAGAACAGTATCAAAGGGTATATTTAGGTGATTAAATGGCAAGAGTAGAACCTGATTATTTCGTGTATTTAAAATTACAAAAACATAGTGGCAGTAGTGCAAGTATTGATACTATTCCACTTAGAGTAAATAATATTTCATTTAGTGTTGATAAGTCAATTCCTGCAATCCCTATTCCTTTAAGTGGATTAGCAACAGGAGAATCAGCAACAGTAGCATTAGATTTAGGAATGTCTAATAAAAGAATTTCATTAAGTGGTTTTATTACAGAAACTCCTATTCAAAGAACTCACACAAAAACAGGAAGCACTCCAACAACACTTAATTTTACTGCACATGAATTAGCACAATTGATTGCTTCGGGTGTTGATTCAACGGGTATCGCCTCTTATCAAGCAATCAATGAATTAGTTATTCTTATGGATTCCAAAGTTGATGAAAACTATGCTGATAGAGGAAGCACAAAAAGAATAGCATTAACCTTTGCTTCAAGAGGAGATTCTCTATCAAAGGATAATACAAATGTTGCTATTGCTAAAAGTTTTCCTTTAGCAGATGACCATTCAGAATTTCTTGGTCATACTGGACTAAAAGGATTCGTTCAAAACTTTAACGCTACATTTTCAGCAGAATCGGTTGATGTAGAATTTTCTTTAGAATTTGCAGTAGCAACAGTTTTGCCTTGAGGTGGTTAAATGTCATATTCTATTTACGCAGGAAAACAAAGGGCTTTAATTTTCCCTGTTATGTGTAATGGGTTTTTAACAATTGATTATTCAGATAATATACCAACAACCGATATTAGTTACGGTCTTTGGGATTTAGATGAAAATTTTACATTTGAGTGCGTTTTAACTCCTTATGATATTAATGGATATGGAAGTGAAAGCACACATGGCTATCAATTTAAATCAGGAAGTGATGGTAGTCTTAGGGGAAGTTCTAATAATGTTTATACTGATACAAAGAAAATAATGCCCGCTTTACATCAGCCTACTTATACTGCTGGAACTCAAAATAATTATGAAAGTGAATTATATTTACCAAAAGCCAACAGAATAAGTCATGAAATGAGATTATTTCACAGCACAAATCTTCAAATTAGTTTAGTTAATAGCACATTACACAATGAAAATAATCCTGCAAGATATAAAATTAAAGTTGGTATTAAGTTAGGTTCTGCTTCTATGGAATACTTTACTAC